GCAGCTGTACCGCATGGGCCTCGCTCACGGCGTCGCCCTTGCGGGCCTTCCGGCTCAGATCCAGCGCCTTGACCTGCTCGCGCAGCTGGTTTTTCAGCTTGTTCGCGTTCGCGCTGGCCGTTCGGACGGGTTCGAAATACGTCTTGTTGATCGCCTCCGCGTCTGCCTCCGGGAAAATATCCCGGACGTTGCGCGTCATCGTCTCCCGGCTGTACTCGATCCCGGCCGTCTTGTCCTTGGCCTTCTCCGCGTTTTTCAGAAGGTTGTCCGCCTGCTCGCGGAGCTTGCCCTTCTGATACCGCCGCCAGTCTGCGATCTTGGCCGCCGCCGCGTCATAGTCTGCCTTTGCCTCGTACATGGCAAGGATGCCCTGCGCATTCTCCATGCCCTGCACGTCCTCCGGCGTGATCTCGCCGCGCAGGAGGCGATTCAGGACGCTGTTGTCCTCCGCCGTCAGCAGGTTCTTTGCCGCCGCCCGCTCATACGTCCGCCGCAGGCCCTTGAGGTCTGCGTAAAGCCCCTTGACCTCCTCCATCGTCGTTGGCACTGTCCGCGCCTGCTTCTGCCGCATCCGCGCCTCGGCATACCGCCGTGCAACGCGCAGCGAGCCCAGCATGTTCTCCACGCTCGCCTCATAGTCGTTCTTGGCCCAGCGCTTGAATTCCTCCGCTTCTTCCCCGTGGAACTCGTCCAGCGACCGCTGCACCCTCTCGATGCGCTTTGACACCTCGAACATCTGCATCAGCTGATCCGCTGGGTGCGTCACGCTTGCCGGGAACAGCTCCGGCGCCATCTCCCGCATCTGGTTGTAGGCAGTGTCCACCGGCAGGCCGCCCTCGTCTGCAATGCGCAGCCGCCCGAATGCCGCCCTGCGGAAATCGTCAAAGTCCGCAATGTCTGCCCGGTCAGTCTCCGACAGTGTGACCTTCAGATCGCGCAGCTGTGTCTTCACGTCCTTGTACTCATCGTAAAATTCCGTGTCCATCTCCACGCCGCGCCTGTACGATTCTTCAAAGCTCCTGTCTACCGTCTCCTGCGAGATCCTGCCGGTCTGGAGATATTCGTTCATCATTTCCTCAATGGCTGGCTTGAGCACCTCCTGCCTTGCCGCAAACGGCATCGAGAGCGTCTGCTGGATGGCCGCCGCCGTCTGCCCGCGCACCCCGCGCAGATAGTCCTGCGCCTTCTTCGGGATGCTGTCCATCGTGAAGGCGGTCGTCCCACCCGCCTCGGTGTCGGATTCCGCCACCGAATACCGGAACTGGCTGACCGACGGTGCGTTGCTCACTTCCGGCAGTGTGCCGTCGTTAAAGTAATTGCGGATGTCCTGCAAAACCTTGTTTGCGTGCGTGCCGCGCGGATACTCCGTGCTGGAGATCGTGTTGCCGCTTGCGTCGTCAATGTCCAGAATGACCTCGCCGCGCTCCTTGCTGATGAAGTCGCTGAGTGAGTCCATCTGTGCCTTCGTCGGCATGACGGCAAGGTTGATGCCGCCGTTTTCCGGGGAAATGCGGATGTTGCCCTCCTGCATGAAGCGCACCATGCCGCCAGAGTAGTCTCCGCCGCCGTAGTCCTCGCCGAGCGCGTCAATGATATCCCTGTGATCGACGCTGCGGTATCCGCCGGAGCCGCCCTCGTGCCGTCCGGAGAAGTCCAGCCGCGCACCGTTCAGCAGAACATAGCCCGTTTCGCTCCACTTGTACGTCCTTCCGAAATAGGTAAGCGCAGCCTTGTCGTTTTCCTGCGGCGTTGCTGTGGTATCGTCAGCAGAAAATTTTTCTTGACTTTTCTGCTCCGATCTGCGTATACTGGTATCAGAAGAGTTAGCGTCGGCGGCATTGTTGCCGTTAACCCCGGCAGCGAAAGTCCGGGGGGCGTTGCCTCTTCTTTTTTTCAGCGCAAATGTGTATACAAAATTTCCATCCTCGCGCTCCATGACGTCCAGATTGAAGTCATACACGCCATTTCTCGACGGCTGCTGCTCGTCAACGTAGTTGATTGCATTTACGAAATAATGCCAGCGTTCGCTTCCGTCGTGCGCAAGCGTTTCTTTAATACCGCCCTTGCTGGCATCATAGGTCGATTCACTTGCGATCTCCCAGATATCATCCGCAAGGTTCAGAGAAATAAGGCGCTCCGTCCTTGTCCCTCTGCGATTGCCGAACGCCATCTTCCCGGCGAATTCCTGACCGTTGGATTCCCCGTCAAACCGTGCAGAGATCGAACGTTCCTTGCCATCCTGTAAAATCGTAAGCTGGAGAGGCTTCTTCGACCAGACAGCCTTAATCAGGCTATAAAGATACTCCTGTTTTTCAGTTGCGGTCATATCGCTGCTGAAATCGCTCTTATAGGTCTTTAGCCCATTCGGCCCATATCCGACCATACTGTACTTCTCCGGCGGGCCTCTGGTCCCGCCGTTTTCTTCTGCCGCCTGCTGCGCGTCCTGCGCCTGCCGGGCGGCTTTTTGTATGATCTTTGCCTTTTCCTCCGGAAACCGGTCCATGCCCGCGTAGGCGTCCGCGCAGATCTCCTCGATGTACGCATCCAGCTCCTCGCCGTCGTAGCAGCCCTCGTATGCCTCGGCATACCGCTGTGCAAGCTCCCGAATGCCGCTATCTCCCAGCTCGTCTGCCAGCACCGCCCGCACGCTGTCCAGTAGTCCCGGCGTATCCTTCACCTGCCGGTGGAACGCCTCGTGGTCTGCAAGCTGCTGAACGCTCCATTTCTTCGCCGTCGCGTTGACCCATACCGAATTGCCTGCGGCCACGCCGTCTGCGTACCGCGTGACCTTCGCCCGCTGGTTTTCCACGCTGATCGAGCCAACCGTGAAGTGTACATCCGCAAAGCCAGCGCTTTTCAGCGTCCCGGCGGCGGCCTTCATGCCCTCCGTCCATGTGCTCTGCGGCGCCTCGCGGAAACTCCGCTGCGCAGAGCCCTTGCTCAGCCCGATGTCCTTGCCGCTCAGGTACGGCTGCCCAGCAGCGCTGACGCGATTTTCGAGGCCAATTCTTTCCGCGACTGCTCTCCCCGCTGCGGATCGCGCCGCTGTGCCGCCTGCGCTGCCTGCCACTGCTCCAGCCTGCTTTCCGGAATCCATACCTGCATTCCGTTTTCCGCCGTCATCAATACGCGCGGCTCCTGCTTTTTCGCCATTTGCAATTTCCTTTCCGGCGCTCCACGCCTCGTCTGCCAGTGCCTTGTCAATGCCCTGTGCGGCTCTCTGCGCCGCTGTGCGGCTCATTCCGCTTTTACCGTACTCGTAAGCCGCGTTCACCGCCTCGGCGTACTGCTGCGTGCTCTGCGCCCCGCTGTACCCGGAAAGCAGCACGCTCGTCATCCGCTCGTCATAGCCGTACCGCTGCGCAGCCTCGCTCAGTGCCCGGTCCGTGTCCTCACGGCTTTCCACCTCAAACTGCCGCTCCGCGCGGGCATCCTCTGCCTTCCAGCGCGCCTGTGCGTCCAATGCGCCGCTGACCTCCGCCTTGTTCAGCTTCTCAAAAGCCGCATCCGCTGCGTCCGCCTCCGCGTCGTTGATCGCCTCTGTGTATTCCTGCGCCCGCACCTGCGACACTTCTTCCGCATCCCGCGCCCGCGCGTCCCGCTCCTCTGCGTACCTGCTGTAAGCTTGAAAGTTCGCCTCCCGCTGTGCAGCTTCGGCCTCCGCCGCCACATCCGGCGGCACGGGCATTGTCGGCTGTGCAGGCGGCACCTGTACCGCCTGCTCTGCTGCCGTCGTTCCAAAGGCGTCCTGGATCCTTTTCTGCGTCTGCTCCGGCGTCATGCCCTCTGTGAGCGCCTGTGCCGCCGCTGCCGCGCCCTTCCCGCCTGCATCCCCCGGCTGTACCGGTGCTGACGGCACGCCCTGTGTGCCCTCTGCCAGCGCCGCAGACGCCTCCTGCATCAGCTTCTGCGCTTCTGCCGCAGTCACACCGCCTGCCCCTGCTGCCGCCGTCGAGGCCGCCGAAGCTGCCGCCGTTCCGGCATCCGCTCCCGGGAGCATCGAAAGCAGGTTGTAGTCGATGCGGTCGAGCGCCGCCACCATCTGATCGACGAAGTCCTGCTGGCCTGCGTAGTATGTTCCCTGCACATCCGCCTTGAGGCCCTGCACCGTCCTGCGCAGATCCTCGACGGCCTGTGTGAATTCCTCCTCCGTTCTGAATTTCCTTCCGCCGTCAAGGTGCTTGCCGATTGCGTCCAGCTGCTGCGAGATCGTCTCGTACTTCTGCTCCACGGCTGCGCTCGCCATCTTGGTTTCGCGCATCGTGTTCATGTATCCGCTGACGAGCGAGAACAGGAAGGCCGTTCCAAGCTCCGTCGCGATCTCGTTCGCGCTCTTTTTCTCGCTCCCGAGCATCGCGCTTGTTGCAACGCTCGTGCCGGAAAAGGCGTATGCGCTCGCGCTCTGCCGCACGAACTCCCAGAACGGCTTGCTGTTTCCCGTTTTTCGCAGCCAGTCCGCCATGTTCGTGGAGATAAGCCCGGATACGAGCGCACCGGCCGCGCCGCCCGCGCCGCTTGCGAGGATGTCCTGCGCGTATGCGCCGCCGGTCTTCTCTCCGGTCGCCGCCGCGCCTGCTCCCTGAATGGCCTCTCTCGCCGCGAATGTCAGCGCCGACTGCCCCATCGAAAGCGCCGTCCTGCCGAGCGTCCCGAGCTGTGCCGCCTTCTTTCCGATCAGTGCACCGCTTGCCGCGCCGACGCCCTTGCTGATGCCGCCCATCAGCGCAAGCGATCCTGCGATCTGTCCGCCCGCGCTCAGCGCCGGATTCTGCGCCTTTGCCACCTGCACCGAGCGCATGTATGCCTCCCACGCTGGATTCTCCGCGCCCGTTGCCGCTCCGATGACCTTCTCTGCCGACCGCAGCCCAAGTCCCTCCGCGAAGCCCTCGGTGACCGCCGTTGTTTTCTCAAAAAGGCGCGAGTAGAGCATGTTGTAGATCTGCTCCCACTCGTCCGCGCGGTCCATGTCTCCGCTCCGCACCGCCTCGATGTACGGCGCGAAGGCGTATGATGCGCGGTCCATGCCGCCGAAAATTCCGCTCCCGCCGCGCTGCGTTTCGAGAATGCCTCTCGCCGCCTGCTTCTGCTCCGGCGTCCATTCCTCCGGATAAAATGCCAGTGCATAGATCGCATCCTTTTTTCGTTCAAGCTCCTGCGCAGTCATGGCCTCGTCCGCCAGCGTCGCGGCGTTCTGCTTTCTGACCTTCATTTCCCGCAGCGCCTCGTCCATCTCCGTCAGCGTCATCGGCTTTGTGCGCCCTGCGTTCACCGCCTCGTATGCCCCGCGCAGCTCCGGCAGCCCCTCCGGGTCACCAGCCTGCATCGAAAGCACATAATCCCGCGCCCTTTCAAGCTGCTCGATCTGCCGCTGCAGCTCATACTGCGTCCGCTTCCCGCCGCGCGCCTGATCCTGCCGCACCGTCTCCCACGCCTGGTCTTCCGGCTGCTCCAGATATTCCGGGGTTCCCTTGAGCTGCATCGTCCGCAGATACCCGCTCTGCTGGTCATGGTCGATCGTAGGCTGCACCTGTGCCGACTTGACCTCACGTGTCCGCCGGTACCCGCTCTGCTGATCATGGTCGATTGTTTTCGCGGCGCGGCCCTGCGGCTGCCTCTGCTGCATCGCCATCAGATACCCGCCGACCGGGCTGCTGCCGACGGCTTCCGCCGCGCGGCTGTAGCGTTCCTGGGCTTCCGCCGCGCGCTTGTATCGCTCATACGCCGACTCATACATAGCCCGCGTCATGGTTCGGTAGTTCGGATTGAACTCACCGTTCTTTACGTTCCGGCCGCCGCCGTTTGCCTCGAACTGCCGCAGCGCATCAAGGCCGCTGCGCCACGCGCCGCCGGAGCTTCCCTCCGTCTGAGCCTCGCTCTGCGTCTGCCGTCCGCTCCGTGCCTCATATTCCCGGAGCGCATCCAGCCCTGTCCGTTTCTTTGCCATCTCGTTCTCCTTACTCCAGCGGGATACCGTACCCCGCCTTGTTCAGTATTGCCGCAAGCTCGTTGTACTGCTTTCTGCCCTTCGCATCGCTGAGATTCAGCTGCCCCGCCATGCTCACAAACAGCTCATACGCCTTTTCCGGCTGTCCTGCCGCGATCCACTCTCTCAGCCCTCGCTTGAGCTGATCGTATGTCTTCGCTGCCGCGCCGCCGGCGCCGCCGCTGTTGTACGTGTTGTCGATGTATCCTTTGCCGCTTCCGGTGCCTGCCTTGCTCCCGCCGCCACCGCCGCCACCGCCTCCGGAGGCCTTCACCTGCTGTGACTGCCAGTACGCCTGTTCCCGTGCGGCCTTCTGAGCCCAGTAGCTCAGCTGATCGGAGTACTGCGTGTAGTCCCGGCTCCACTCCGAGTCGTAGGCGCTCCGCGCGTCGGCAAGATCGCTGTAGTAGTCCGATACCGTGTCGCGGTACCTGCTGTAGTCCATGTTCTCGCGCCCCTCGACAAGCCCGTACCGGTTGTAGAGGTCCTGTCCCTCGTCGCGATACCGGCCATACGCCCGGTCGTAGAGATCCGGCACAATGTCGTTGAGGCTCTGGAGGTACGCATTGTACGCCTGCTGCCCGACTTGCTCCGAGTAGGTCGAGCCGTAGCCGCCCGTCAGGCTCGCCGCCTGCCCCATCGTGTCCTCCATGGCCTGCCGGCCGAGCCTCTGATACTGCTCCTTGTACTGCTGATAGAGCGCATCCTGATTGAGGTCGTACTGGAACGGCTTCCGGTTCGTGATCTGGTCGTAGAGCTTATCCAGCTCCGCGTCCCAGCGCGACTGATATGCCCCCGGCCTCCGGCTCTGCACCTGCTGCAAATACGCCTTTGCCTGCGATACCGCTCCGGAAGGGGAGTAGCCCCGTTCGAGCGTTCCGAGCCTGCCCGCCGTGTAGTCCGAATATCCCGGCAGCGTGTTTCGGCTCGCATAGCCGCCCTGATAGCTCTGCGTGGTCTGGTTGCGGTTCACGAGCGTCGATTTGTACTGCCCGTCCGGCCCGACGCTGTCGATGCGGTACGTGCCGCCCGCGGTCACGACCTCGTCGCCCACGCCAAGCCCGGCAGGGGCCTTGCCGTTCTCATTTACCCTGTAAAGCGCCATCTTCCTCCGCCTCCTTCTCCTCCGGCGGTGCCGCCGCCTCCGCCGCCTCCTGCATCTGCACGATGCGCTCCAGCTCCGTCCGGACGCTGTCGAGCACCAGCTGCGCCACGATCGGCGGCAGCTTTGATTCATTCAGCGCCTCGGCGACCTTCCGCCGCAGCGTCTTTACCTCTTTTACCATCATGCTTCCTCCTTCGTGCTCTGCGTCACGTTTCCCGCAGTGCCGATTTCCGCGCCGTTGAATTTCAGGCTCGTCCCCTTGATGCTGATCGCGCCGCTTGCCGCGATCTGGATGTATGCGCTGTTGTCGCTCAGCGCCAGATACACCGCGCCGCTGTCTGCCAGGATACGCACCGCGCCGTAGCTGAAAAGCTCCATCGCCGTGTATGCCGTCGATGCGCCTGTGATGCTGATGTATCCGCGGTTTCCGATGTTCAGGTCGAGCGACGTGAGCGATCCGTACTTGTCTACGCTTACCGCCGCCGCCAGCGCGGAGAGCTCCGCCACATCGTCCACCAGCGACTGCAGCTGCGTCTTGATGCTGGAATAGCCTCCGGCATCACTTCCGAGCAGCAGGTCATTTGCCTTGACCGTTCCGCTGATGTCCGCGCCCGTCGCGGTCAGCTTCCCGTCCGCGTCCACCTTGAAGGCGGACTTGATGGAAAGCCCGCTCGTCCCGAAATACAGCCCCGCGCCGCCCCATGTGTTGTCGGTGCGGTATATGCTGCTCTCGGAGATGCTCCACGGCCCGAAACTCGATCCGGCCGCCGCCGTGATCTGTCCTGTCAGTTTCGCGCTGTATGCCTCCAGCGTGCCGGCAGGGAAGTGGAGTTTCTTTTCCGACAAATAGGCAACCTCGCTCCCGTCCTGCCAGAAGCTCACGCGCCCCGGCGTCACGGTCACAAGCTCATTGCGCGACTTGTCGATCACTTCGTTCTTGTTCGCGACCGTTGTCTCAATGTTGCCGACGCCCACGCCGTACACGGGCTTCACGCCGTCGTAGTACAAAAGCCCCGTTTTTACATACTGCTTCGAGTTCACCGTGAACGCATTGTTCACGCCCGCCGCGTATTCGTAGAGCTGCCGGATGCCGAACTCGTTGCCGTCAATGGTCATGCTGGCCTCCTGCCAGTACTTCCCGAAGTCGGACACCGCCACATAGTTTCCGCTCAGCTTGAGCCGGAACGCCTCGGAGTTCTCGGCCGCGAAGTCCGCCGTCTTGATGATCAGCGTCTTGAGCGCCGCGTACCCGGCAAGCTCCGTCTGCCGCTCCTGCTCTGCAAGGCTTTCTGCGTCGATCGCCTGCGAGATCTCCGTCAGCACCGCGCCCGCCGACCAGTCTGCCCCGTTGAGCGTGTCGGTCATCTGCATCAGATACCGCCGCAGGCCGTCGAGCTGCTGCGCGGCGTCCCCGCCGCTCATCGGCGGGTATTGTAATGTCAGACTGCCCATGCTGCCACCTCAGAGCCTGATGTACGGTGCAAACATGCGCGGCATGTTCGTGCGGTTGTAAAAATCCTGATACGCCGTGTAGTATGCGTTGTACTTTGCCATGGCGTTGTTGTAGCGTGTCATCTCGCCGTTTGCATCCGCGATCTTCATCTCCAGATACCAGCGGTAGATTTCGTCATACGGCCACGGCACGCGCAGCACTGTGTCCAGATCGACTGCCTCCGGGTATCCTGCGAACGTTTGTTCTTCCTGCACCGGCTGCGTGCATCCGCACCATTCCCGGTCAAACGGATCGCGCGTCCGCACCCACGGCTCGCACACAGGATTCCCGCTCGCGTGTGTTTTTTCGATTTCTAAATAAACGACGCCGTCCAGCTCGCTCAGCCAGCGGACCTTGTCGATGTTCTCATACTGATTCGGCGTGAGCCGGTCTACGGCCTCGATCGCCTCTCGGATTGTCATGCGCGCCGCCTCCTTTTTTTCTGAAAAAGGGGCGCTTGCGCGCCCCTCCGTATCACTGCTTCTGCATCGCGCTCACGCGCTCGAAAAGCTCTGCCTCCTGCATCTGCGCGTGCTCCAGCACCTCGGCCACCGCCAGCGGCACCTCCACGGGCTTTCCGCGCGGCACCTGATATGCCTTGCCGTTGATGCAGACAAATTCAAACTGCTGCTCCGTCTCGGAGGCACGCTGCAAAAACACGGTCTTCGTCGCCGCTGCCTTCGGCGCCTTAACTTCTTCCTTCGGCTCTTTTACCTCTGCCATGCTTGCCCCTCCTTAGTTCTTTTCATCGGTTTCGGAATATTCCGAAGTGCTTTCCACGCGCACCATGCGCTCCGGGTACAGGATCTTCGTCGCGGTCGAGAACTTATAGCCGATCGTCGAGAACTGGTTCAGCGGGCCGCCGGCCTGCTCCTTGCTCTTGATGATCATTTCAAGGCCGCCGCCCTCCGGGTCGATCATGCCGAATGCGTCCTTGCCGAGGAACAGCGTGGAGTACACGCAGAGGTTGCCGCCGGTCTTCGTCGGGCAGGTGCTGTCGCACCATACCTTCGCCTCAGTGGTCTCGACAAAGCGCACGCCGTGCAGCTCGCCGATCTCGCCGTCGAACAGCGGCCGCACGTCCGCGTACTTGTGCGCCTCGATCCAGTCCTTGTTCTCGCGGATGTCAAACGTCACGGACGGGTGGATGATGGCAACGTACTTGCCGTCGATCTTCGGTGCCTTCTGCTTCTTGAGCGTCGTCACCGCCTTGTTTACCTCCGTCGGCGTCAGACGGGAGGTCTTGTCCATCGCCGCGCGGCTCTCCACCTTCGTGTGCTCGCCTGCGGCGCTGACCTTGTCGCAGTACTGCACGTTCTTGCCCGCAGCCAGCGTGTCGCGGACGAGCTTGTCCTGCGTGGTGCCCGCCGACGCGCCCAGCTCCTCGGTCGCGCCGAGGATCACGTTGTCGATCGCGTGCAGCTCCAGCTGGTCGGACACCGTGACGTAGGTGCCGTGCTGCACGATGGCGCTCGTCATGCTCGACTGGCCGAACTTCTGTCCCGTCGGGATCACGCCCTCCTGCAGCGCCGGCGCATCCGCCAGCGTGTTCCACTTGCGCCACTCGACACTCTTGCCGCGGCCCTTCGGCAGCGGCTGCTTTCGGGCGAACTGCGCGTGGATCAGATTCGGCCGCGCGTTCTCCAGCAGCTCCGTGTCGTAGTAGGTCTTCATCGTCGACGAGAGATCGTTCGGCGCCGAGAACGCCGTCTTGTCTCCCGTGTATGCGTTTACGTAGGTATCGGTCGCATTGACGAGAGTACCTGCGTCCGGCGGCGCGAAAAATACCTGAAATGTTTTGCCGAAAAGTGACATTTATACTCCCTTCCCGGGGCTTATAAAACGATGTTTTCGCCCCGTCTCACCCTTGCGCGAATTTCCTCGCGCTGCTGTTTTGTGAGCTTCCGAGGATCGAACTGTACGGGCACACCGGCACCTGCGTTTGCCGCGCCCTCCTGCGGGCGCATGCCGTTTGCTTGGATCCCGGCCACCGCCTGCTGCTGCGCCGCCTGTGCGACCATGCGCGTCCGCGCGGCATTGATCTCCTGCTGGTGCAGGACTTCATAAGCCGTGCGCGCCGGAACGCCGTTTGACACGAGCCTTCCGAAGCTCGGGTTTGCCAGCTCTACCGCCAGATCTGCGCCGGGGTACAGCGCCTGTACCTCCGCGAACTCTCCGACGATGCGGTCAAACTCCGCCCGCCGCTGCATCTCGCCCTGCGCTGCCGCGTTCTCACGCTGGAGCGCCGCGTTCTGCCGCTCCACCTGCTTCATGTGCATCAGGGTCTCCAGCGGGATGCCCTTCTCCAGAGCCTCCTGCTCATAGAGCCGCTTGTCGTCGGTCAGCATTCTGGTCAGCGCGTCATAGTCGATCTTTTCCGGATCGGAGACGTCGATGCCGTACTGCTGGCCGAGCACATCGAGAATGGGGGAGAAGCGGCTGATTGTGCGCTTGGTGCCCTTGAGCCGCTCCGAGACGGCAGCCTTTACGCTGCGCTCGTAGTCTGCCTTGTACCTGCCCTTGATCAGATCCTCAAAGCTTTCTTCCTGCTGCACCTGAGCGACGGGTGCGGTCTGGCCGCCCGCGGGCACTCCGGATGTGCCCTGCTGGCCGGCGGCTCCGGCCTGCGCCGGATTGCTGCTCATGTTCGGCTGGGCGGGTGCCGCAATACTGCCCGTGCCGCCATCATCGGCGGCGAAAAACTGGAATGTAAATCTGTGAAGCATAGCGCTCCTTTCTGCCCGTCGGTGGGCGATCCCGTGAATTTATCTCGTCGCGCTTTGCGCGGTCGATACGTTTTCTCGCCGGCTACTCCGGCTGCGTGCTCTTTTGTGCCTGCTCGCGCGCGTTCGTCACGATCTTTGCCTCAGCCTCTGCGTTCGGCATTCCCACTGCCGCGCTTCCTCCTGCCACCGGCTGCGCCGCGCCGCCCGCTCCCATGATCTTCTGTGCCAGCCCGTCCGCCATGGCCGGGTCGTACCGCTCCGCGAGCTCCAGCGCCATCTCCTGCCACTTTGCCAGCTCCTGCTGGAGCGTCCCGTTCTGCGCGATCTTCTGGCTGATCTCGTCCTTGCCGTCAAAGTCCATCATGTCGAGCGTCGCCAGCGCCTGATCCGTCCGCGCCAGATCGAAGAATCCGAGCTGATAGAACTGTAGCGCCAGCTCGTTCTGGCTGAGCCTCGTGTACTCCGAGGACTTCTGCGCCGAGACCTCAATGTCGAAAACCGGCTTGCGCCACACGGCGTCGCCGCCGAGCCCGAGCATTTCCTGCTGCTTGAGATTCTGGTTGGAGTACGTAACGTATTCCTCCGTCCCGAGCTGCCCGCGGATGCGGAACTTGCGCGGCAGATCGTAAAACTGCCGGATGCGCTCGATCACCATGCGGATGAGCCGCGCGTATGCGCGGTACGCCGAGCGCGTCGCGTCCTTGGAGCTCCGCCCGGACGCCTCCTGCAAGGCGGCAATCGCGCTGGCCGCCGTCACACCGGAGGATACCGAGCCGTTGTTCACGTCCGTGTTGCCGGTCGTCCACTTGAGCTCCTCGATCTTGTTCTGGATGACGTTGATGTAGTTCCCCGAAAGCGGCGTGATCGTGATCGGCAGCACGGAGTCCTGCCCGAGATTTCCGTCCGTGTGGACAAAAGGCTTCCGCCAGTCTGCGTATTCCTTCTCGTTGATACTGCCGTCGTTCCGCACGAACCAGCGCGGCGTGGACGCCATCACCGAGTTTTTTATGATCGCCTGATTGAGCAGGTCGATCTGCGCCTGTGCGCTTTTTCCGATGTCGATGTAGCCGTATCCGGCAACCGATCCCTTCACCGGGAACAGCGCATCGATCACAAAGGGATAGTCTCCGTCGTCGTAAAGCCCTGCCTGCATGTTCGGGTCGTTCTCCGTCGCCGACAGCACCGTCTCACCCACGAACTTGCAGAAGTGCAGCACGCTTTTCCCGTTTACGATCTTCTTGTAGTACCAGTCCACCACGAGCGACTTATTCGACGTGTCCACCTGATCGTCCGTCTTGTACTTCGCGATCACGCTGCTTCCGCCCCGCAGACTGTCTCCGACCTGCGGGTATCGCTGACGGATGATGTCGTTGTCTACCAGCTCTGTGTAAAACAGATTCCGGCTCTTTTGGATGTCCGTCACGCCGGGCTCCCAGAACAGATTCAGGATGTCGATCTCCTTTACGGAGACGTCACCCAGCCCGTTCAGCTTCCCGGCATCCCAGAATACGCCCCAGATCAGCGTGCCCTGCTTCATCTTTGTCCAGCACGAATCGGAGTACACCTCCTCGAAGTCGTTCTGTTCGAGGATCACCGGCACAATGGATGTCAGCATGCCGGCCTCCGCGCGGTCGTCCGGCTCTCTCGGCCGGATCGCAGGCTCCGGGAAGGCCGCGACCGCGTCGGCGTGCTTTCCCATGATCACGTTGAACAGCCATGCCGACCGCCACTGCGGGTCGTATGGATTCCCACTCGGGTCCATTCTCTGCCAGTGCTGCATCTTCCACCACTGCTCCGATGCGATCACGCGCTGCTCCAGCGCGTCCTTCTTCGCCTTGTACTGTTCGAGCGTCTCCATCGCCGTGCGGATCTGTGCCACGCCGACAGGCTGCATGGCCTCGCCCGCTCCGTCGGCGCCGAGCACATCCGTGATGTGCGTCATGCCCGTGTCTTTTTCCATCTTTCCCTCCTTATGCGTCGCTGCCGCTTTCCAGGATGCGGCTGAGGCTGAACAGCTTTACCGGCCCCGTCCCCGTCATCCGGAACCGCAGATGATCGCATCTCTGCGGCCGGATCGGAAGCAGGAACGTCCGGATTCCCCAGCCCTCCATGTGCCCGGCGTGCACCCACTGCCCGCCGGAGTCGTACTCGATCCAGAAGTCGCAGCGGCTTCCGACCGGAAGCTGCATCCGGAGATTCAGCCGCGAAATGTACTTTTTCCCCGTCAGACCGCAGGTCATGATCCCGCTCGTCGCGCTCCATGTCACGGCGTCCTCAAGCGTTCCGCCGCTTCCGTATGCCGTCATGAGCGTCCCATCGTCTCGCAGCATGTAAAGCTCGTCGTCCAGCGCCGCGAACTGCGTGATATGCAGCACATCCTCCCGGTGCCACAGTCCCTTGAGCGTGTCGTAGACAAATAGCTCCCATACGTCCTGCGCATTTTGCATCGAGATGTAATACTTCCCGCGCGCGCCGCCTGCGGCAGCCCCGCGGTACAGCTCCGTCCCGAAGGCATCGGAGATCAGATAGGGGAGTGAGCCGTCGTAAACGCACACGCCGTCTCGCGCCTTGTAATAGAGCCTGTCCGCGATCACCGTGAGGCTTCGCTCGCTGCCGCGCTGAACGCCGCGAGCCTTCTGCTCCACGACGCGGTGCGCGCCCTGCGCGCTCGGGTAAACGCGGTGGAAGCAGTCTTCCTTAAAAAAGATCGGGCTGTCCGCCAGCGTGGCCGCGCCCGTAAAGCGCCCGTCCGAGCCGCAGCTTGCGCGCCAGGAATCTGTTGCCACGCCCTGATAGCACTCCCAGTTCTTAAAGTCGCCCAGCTTGCAGCAGTACAGCTCGTTCACCGTCTTTCCGTCCGACACGCCGTACCGGCAGCCCCAGAGCCGGTTCCCGCTCTCCGTGATGTAGTCCATCTTCGGCACGCGCCGCGCGGCCTTCACCGTCCCTGTGTTCTGGCTCGCGTCCTCGTCTACGATCCCTATGATCACGATGTGGTTGTCTCCGACATCCTGCAAAACGTGCGAGCCGTTCAGCTTCTTCACCTGCTCCGTCCCTTGGAGCCCGCTCACCTGCACGCCGTCGCCCTTTTTGAAACCCGCTCCGATGCCGTTTGCCTCCAGCTTTACGTACACCGTCGGGATGCTCACCCACTGGCTCTGCACCGCACTCCACTGCTTGAGCTCGTGCTTGCCCGTGTCGAGCCAGTACGCATCGTTCGCCGGATTCTCCGGCATTGCCTGCTGCCGGTGCGAGATCGTGATGATCTGTCCGTCCACCGTGCACACCTTGACCGTCAGCGCCGTCTGCTGGCAGTTCACCGCGTTCTCGCGGCCCATAAAGCCGTTGTCCGTGTCGTCCTCAGTGTTGAAATACCACCCGTCCGGGAACACGCAGATATACGCGCCCATCGAAACCATCTGCTTTTCTCCCGCCGTCAGCGTTACACCGTACATGGCTGGCTCCATGGATAGGCCGTTGTAGTACAGGATTCCGTCCTTGACCCACGCCAGCGCATCCTTTGCAAGCAGCCCCTGCACGCCTGCAAGGCTCATCACGGTCGCCCGCCGCTCGCGCTGCGACAGCAGGGGATAGTAGCTGGATGTGAGATTCTCCATCTCGTAAAACTCCCCATCCCCGATGCGCAGGTTGTGGTTGTAGCCCGCGAAGGTGTCCGTCACCAGCTCGCTCTGCGCCGGCGCGGTAAGCTCCGGGTATCGCATATCTCATCCTCCCATCATGTTCAGCGGATCGATCCACTGCGGCTTGGCCGGCGCCGCGATCATCGGCTTGATCGGCCTTGACATGCAGAAATACCGCCACTCATCCGCGCAATGATCTTCCATGCTCGTGTCCAGGTCCTCCGGCTTGTGCGCATCGTACACCAGCAGCGGGATCGTCCGGATGAACGCCTTGCAGGTGCTGAATACATACATGCGCGGGTATCCGTTCTCATCGAACTGGAGCCGGTAGTGGCACTGCATCCAGCCCGGTATGCGCTTGTTGTCGCCGGGCGTGAAATAAACGCGGTATCTCGCCGCCGTCTGCGCCACGCTCTCACCGCGCGAGGCGTCCCAGATCGAAGGGTCCGCGACGCCGCGGATCTGCTTTCCAGCGAGCCACGGGTGCTCGCGCTCCATCTGTGCGATCCGTGCAAACTGCTCGTCCGGCGACCACTTGATTCCCGTGTTCGGCTCATCCGTGCAGCCGTAAAGCTCCAGTATGCGATAGATCACGCCGTCGTAATCCACCGCCCACCACGCGCAGGAGAACGGTTTTCCGTAGCCGAAGTCGTAGCTCCGGCAGATCGTCCAGCCCGGATCCGGCGTGAACGGCTCGATCACGTGCGTGTTCTGCCGCGTCCGATAGCCCTCCGGGTTGTTTATAAAATCCTCGAAGAACTGCCCCTCGTAGATGTCCCACCGGCCCTCAAGCCATGCCTGCCGCAGCTTTCCCGGCAGCTTTTGCAGCGTCTGCAAATACTCCGGCTGCGCCTCCATGAGCGCCTTGTTGTCGGTGACAAGCGCCTGAATGAACGTGTAGTTCTCCGGCTTCTCGTCCGTCTCGAACAGACGATCGATGAATAGCCGCTTGAAGTATCCGTGGCTCTGACCTCCCGGATTGAGCGTGTAGTAGGTGCGCTTCGGAAATCCGTTCGTGCCGCGCACCGTTGTGTCAATGGCGTCGAGCCATTCTTTCTTGAGCTGCGCGGCCTCGTCAATGAATACCACGTCGTACTCCGCGCCCTGATATTGCAGAATGTCCCTGTCCGTTGCGCAGTAGCCGAAGCGGATCGTCGAGCCGTTCCGGAATGTGAGTGTTTTCCGCACCTGCGAATACTTCGCCAGCCCTGCCAGCTCCGCGCATAGCTGCTCAATGTGGTTGTTCAGCAGCTCGGGGTATGTCCGCCGGACGATCAGGATCTTGATCCCCGGCCAGCTCAGCGCCAGCAGCTTTCCCTTCGTCCTCACGGCCCAGCTCTTTCCGCCGCCGCGCGCGCCGCCGTATGCCACATACCGCGCCTGCGCCTCCATAAACCGGCGCTGCTTGTCGGAGATGCGCGTGAGATCGATCGTTACTTTTCCCATCCGGCCACGCCCTCCGGCAGCTCAAACGCAACATCCGTTCCGCCGTCCTTCGCCTCGTCCCACCCAAAGCGACGCTCCAGGTGGAACTTCGCGCCGTTCGCGTTCGAGCTGTCCAGCCGCTGAATGTTGTAGATCTCGATTCGCGCCCCTGCGCGCGCGCACGCTTTGCCAAACTCCTCCGATGCGCACATCTGCGCCCATCTCTTTTCGTCCACGCCCAGCGCCGCCAGCATCTCCGGCAGGCACGGCGGCCGCGTCCATACCTCGCGCATCAGCGGCTTTTTGCCGCGCATCACCGTCTCCACGGCCATCTGCTGGTGCCCGTATTTGTCGAGCGCCGGACACTGCATCACGATCCGTTCCCCGTTTTTGATGAACTCCCGATCCTCCAGCACCGGCACCATCCTTGTCACCGGTTCCCTGTAGCAGATCGCCGCAAAATAGCGGTCTACCGCCGAGCGAAGCTCCCGCTCGCTCTTGTAAGTCTTCTCGTTCAGGCACCTCGCCCCCCTTTCTTCCAGAGGCTCTGCCAGACGCGGAGGTCCCCAGTCTCCGCGCCCAGTAGGAGGTAAAAACATGGCCTATGCCGTTCGGGCTCGCGCCCGGCACAGCCTCTGGATCAAACAACAAAAAAGCCGGACCCCCGCTTTCGCGGAGATCCGGCTTTTGGCATATCCAGTTTTTCCTCGGATGCACAAGCAGCCGACGACCTCCGCAACAGCGGACAGATCATCGGCTCTGGCTCTTAGGCTCTGGCTCAGTATTCACGATCGTTACCTGCCTGCAATTCTTGCAGAACAGCGGGAAGTCCCGAAGCCTCGTCGACTCCAGCAGCCTGATCGCCGTGCGTCTGCCGCATACCGGGCAGACCACGCGATCACCTTCCACCACCAGATTACCACGTTTTTTCCCACTTTGCAAGTGCCTCTTTCGCCTCCCTCTCCCTTCGTCCTAAAACGCTACACATTTACAAGGCGTAATGTAAGCGGCCCCCACTCCGCTCTGTTTTCTCTTTTTTGGGATCCAATACATATTTAAAATATAGAAAGCCGTACTGTGTCGCAAGCGCCTCCACCAGCACATAGCCGCGCGGCGCGACCGGCGGCCGCTCCGTGCTGTAGTCCCGGACAGCCTCCGTCGCCGGCTCTGCCTCCGGCTTCACGCAGTTGCGGCTTGCCTTCCAGCGGTGTCCGCCAAACTCCTCTCGCCAGTGCCCGTGCAGGTAGTTCGCCAGCGCCGTGTAGTCCTGCCCGTGGTCCACCTTGTTTCCGTTTTTATCCAGATAATAGTTGTGCTTCCGCAGCGCCTTGGACTCTGCCACGCTGCCAAGGCCCCAGAGCCGCGCGAGCTCGGAGGCCGGAATGCCGTCCGTGATCATGTGCAAGTGGAATCGGCTCGTCGATTTTCCGCGCCCGTAGACCATCACGATCTTTGCCTCCGGAAAACTGTAGCTGAGCCGCCTGTAGTAGTTGTCACGGATTTTGCGCATCTCCTGCGCAGTATGTACCTCATATTCATCCGCCAGCGTCAGCGTGGAGTACAGGCTTGTCGGCCCGAAGTTTGCGTTCACGAGCGCCGCAAACTTCCGCTCCGAGTTCTTGCGATTGAATTCCGCGCGCTCTGCCTTGTTCGCAAAGCGCGGCTTCTTCGGCCGGCTGGTCTTCAGCTCCGCGCCCGCCGCCACGCTGTAAACGATCTGCTCGCACACGTGCCCGGAAAAGATCCTGCGTTTATGCCGTCTTGCCATCTCAAGCCCTCCACGTTTCTCTGTGTCGCTCAAAGCATGGCAGGATACCTCCTGCCATGCGTTCAGCGCGCAGCGCTACACCTCAATACATTCGTTTCTGCGTATGTTGATCCGCTTCCCGCCGACTACGATCACATAGCCGCCGACCGGCGACGTGTACGACGGCCACCGCTCTGCGTCATATACGGCCCCGACCGTCGGGCACAGCTCCGGCAGCAGCTCCACCGGGCTTGTGATTCGGATTTTCACCGCCGTCGGCGTCAAAAATCGCTCAGCGGTTTTTCGCTGGAATGTCATTTTTCCCGCTCCTTTACTGTTATGATGTCCTGCGCACGGCCTTTTGCAGACGACCGTGCGCAGGATGCAAAGCCGGTTTCCTTTCCTGCCGTCTCATGGCAACGCGGCAGGCCATAAGTCCATCAATTTTCTTTTCCTTCCGGCTGATTTCCATTTCCAACGTGCCTGCGCCGCAGGCCGTCCTCGTCCTCCACCAGCGGAAGCGCGTGCCGCCGCTCCTGCTCTGCTGCCATCCACCCGCATCCGTGGCACACGTAAGCGCATCCGATTCCACCTGCACAGCAGCGCATGTCCTTCGGCAGCGTGCACGGATCCTTTGTTCCCACTAAGCCTCACACCTCCTGTATATCGATCCCGTACTTGGATCGCATCATCTTCCGGTTGCGCAGATACTCCTTCGTCCGCGTCGGCCCGCTTTTGACATCCTCCACCACCAGCTTCCCGCCGAAGCGGTAAGAAAAGTCCGCCGTGTAGCGGATCGCGCGGATGCGCTCTCCGCCCTCCGTGAGATAGCTCTCCTGAAGCGTAAACTGTGGCTGCAGCCGCAGATCCGTGATGATGCCGCCGCGCAGCATCACCATCAGCTCGTCATACCGGCGCGCCTCCTTCTGGCTGTCAAAGCGGATTGTACCGCGCTCTGCCTTCTGGCTTCCGTATTTCGGTTTCCCTTGGCTCCCCTTCGCAAGGGGAGCTGGCGCCGCAGCGCCTGAGAGGTCGATCTGCTGCCTGGCATACAGCTCCCGCATCCTCGGCGGCATGTCCGCCATGCTCTCAAACCGCAGCCCGCTCATTCTGTCTCCCCGTAACTGCAAAGATCGTTCGCCTCTTTTACCGGTTTGAAGACACGATCCCAGCGCTCACCATAGGTGAAGGTGTTTCGCGGGTGTCCGCAGTAATAGCCTGCCGTTCCGTCTATCCGCTCATACCGTTCGGCGTGTTTGCAGTCCTTACACCGCACCACCGGCGCAACGTCTGCCGCTGGAGCATTTTCGAGAATAGAGCATACTTTCCGAAATAAGAACTCCGCTTCTTTCGTATACAAAGTCCCTCTGTTCCGCTTGATCGCATCGATTGCGCCGGAACGTAGGATGTATTTATCACTCATTGCCCCGTACCTCCACATAAGCCGCGCGGAGCAGATCGTCCAAGCTGCACTGCGCGATGTCGCAGAAGTTTCCATCAAACGTCAGTCTTTCCATAGCCCCTCCTATTCAATCCAAAACGTCGCAACCGGAACAAGCTCTTCATACCATTGCTGGAAATCATTCCAATCGTTGAGAATGTTCCGGAAAAATTGTGCTGTCCCTTTTACCGTTCCCCATCCGTTCGATGCTTCGTATTCTTCGAATTTGTCGGGGCTCTGCTCCAACTTTCTCAAGCCAACCTCGATTTTCGGAATTACGTCCACGCAAAGCCCGTTGTTCTGGCAGTTCTTCCATTCCAGCCCCGTCGACTTCTCTATAATTTTCCGGACGTTCCACGTTATATTTTCGCCGCACGTACCAACTGGGACGTAGGCATCAACTCCTTCGACTTTGACCTTGAACGAAATATTGTAGCTCACGTGTCTCCCTCCACATAGCACCAGCTCTGCGGCGGGCGTCGAATCTGCAAACTACCATTGCCGCAGGTCCCGTTATACTCACTGAACATAGCGCAGCTCTCACACCACCAGTCATTTTTGCATGCCCGTCTGAAGGCGTCCAATTCGCGCGGGGTGTCGTAAATCTTGAGGTTGGATATGTGCCAGCCGAAGCCGGTGGCAGCTCCGAGATACTGGTGCAGCTCCGCAGGCTCTAGGCAGGTTGGCCGCGCAGCATCCGACGGGATCCTTTCCGCGCCGTTAATGTTGATGATCTCATCGCACAAAAATTCCCCGATAACCTTGCCATTCCCCAAGAAGCCTCCGACCGGAATTGCCGTTTCCGCGTTCATGCAGGCGATCAGGTTCGTGCCTGACGCATTCTGCATAAAGGCAAGGTGCTTGTCCTTTGTGCAGTAGATGTAGCACTTAAACGGCCTATACATCTTCGGGCGCGTCTTGCGCACCTCAATCGTTTTCTCTCCGCTTATGATCTTCTCGCACCACTTCGGCCGGATGCTGATTAAAACAGCTTTCATGCCTTTTCTCCTTCCTCCGCCGCTTCCGGCAACGGAATCCAGCGCAGGATTTCCCCATCATCCGGCTCCTCAAACCAACCGAGCTTTCCACCCTGCACGTCATCGGTCTCATATAGTATGGAGCCATTTTCGGAGATAAGGAGCAGTACCGGCCCATCCGGGAAATCGCGGTCTGTGCGCCACCTGAGTGGTTCTGGGCTTTCCGGCGTTGGCATACGGCCATCCGTCAGCCCCATCTTTTTCCCCCACGCGCTGAGCTGTGCCTTGATCGCGGCGCGGAGCTTCTCGGCCTTTTCCTCGTCCTCGATACTCGCCACTGCCTGTGCCAGCTCGTGGAACACCTTCTGCCACTGTTCGAAGTACAGCCGTGCCGCCGTTACCGCCGTATCTGCCATCGCGAGCTTCCGTTTCAGTGCCTCGATCTCGTCCAAAATCTGCCGCTTCTCGCCCGTCCCGGTCGCTGCCTCCATTTTCTTCTTCGCCTCTGCAAGCTGCTCCTTCAGAAGCTCTGCTTCCTTCCGCGTGCGTACAAGCTCCTGCTGTGTTGTCTCCGCCTGCTTGTCTAACTCCCTCTTTTTCTTTTCCCAGCTTGCGTCCGCTTCGGCCTTTGCCTTGGCCGCAGCCTCGCGGATGGCTTTCTCGTCGCGCTGCACGGCCACCTCGACTGGCCGCTTCCGGAGCGCCTCAAGCTCGTCCGCGATCTGGCGCCGGTCGTTTCGCGCCGCCTTCAGATCGTCCTCCAGCGTCTGAGCCCGCTCCATTGCTTCCTGAAGCTCGTCCTCTGCTTTTTTTGTGCGAAGCGAATACACGTTTGCCTCACGCCTTGCGTTGTCCCGGTCTGCGACCGCCGCGTCCCTTTCGCGGATCGCCTTATCAAGCTCTCGCGCGGAAAGATTCTCCGCGTCGATCGCCTCGGCGAACGTCTCCCGCTCATCCTCCGGCACCGCAAGAAGCCGCAAAGCATTGGAAATGCTCAAATTTTGCAACGTTGACGAATTTGGTTCAGCCCCGAAAATGCCGATCTGAGCCGCGCCGTACTCGTCAAAAATGCGCATCATTCTGGTTGCCGTCGTCTGCGAGAACTCCGTGTTCTCGTGGATCCAGTCTGCCCAGCCGCCATGCGGGACCATGCTCTTTGCGGCGGTCAGCCGCCTCCCGATCTCTACGGCGTAGTACACCGTCATTGCCTTTGCCTGCCGTGTCAGCTCCCGGATTTCCACGCCGAGCCGTTCCGGCGTCACTGCCAAATCGCTCATGCCGCTGTCTCCTTTCGTTTCTTGCTGGCCGTTTTCAGCGCCCGAACGTGCGCAAGCCACCTGTTTACAAATTTCTGTACTTCCATCGTCGGCCCGCAGTTGCGCAGCCCGTGGTTTTGTATCTCCTTGAGCGTTTTAAGCTCCACCTGGAGCGTGTACCACGGCTTTTCCGGCGCATCCGCGCGCCGGATGAAGAAAATGCAGCTTCTCCCGCTGGCCACGGTCTCGCCGTATCCGCCGACGCAGTGATGCAGCGCCGCGCCCTCGTCCATCAGCTCCTCCTCCGTGTGCACCGGCCGGATGCAGATCCCCGCGTCCTCCCATGCCCACGCCTCCAGCGGAGCGACCGTCTTTTCAAATGCCGGTCTTCGCTGTTCGATCTCCGCGAGCTTCTTCCGCTTTTTTTCCTCGTTCTTCGCGATGCGCTCCGCCTCCATGAGGCGGTCGTGCTCGCGCTTCAGATTCTTCGGCAGCTTCACATGCTCGTCCCAGATGTCAAGCCCGGCTCTTTTTGCCATCCGCCAGTAGTCCATCATCGTCACAACATCCGATTTCTGCCGCTCCAGATACCGCAGGCACCGCATGATGCTCAGATTCCCGCGCCACGCTTTCTCGATGTGTCCGCCCACCACAGACGGAAAAAGCCCCGTCTCCCGGCATAGCTTTTCCAGACTGTAGATCGTCTGCTTTTTAATCAGCCTCCAGTCCTCCGTCAGCTTTACCGGCTCGTAGGCCCGGACCATCTTGTACCGTGCGAGATCATCCTGCGTCCACCGCTCTTGCACGCACACAGAAAACTCCTGCTTGTTGAGCCCCAGCATCTTTGCCGGCCGTTTTTCCTGCCACTTGATCCATTCCAGCCGCGCAGTTCCGTTTGCTCCGTATCCGTCGCACTCCCTGCTGATCGCCTCCGCGATCATCTTGCCGCATCCCTGCACGACCAGGTTCTCGATGTTCCGGTGCTTCTGCCAGAGCCGCAGATACGCTACCGGCCTCCCATCATCTCCGGCTGCCTTCAAATACAGATCCAGCCCCGAATGTTCGATCGTCGTTCCGTCAAGCTTCTCAGGCCGGCGAAACCAATCCTTCCGTTCCGTTTTCCTCCACCGGTCATCGCAGCGCTTCAGCTGCCGCCACCGGCCAAAAAAACTGATCGTACTCATATATTTTTGATACCCTGTCAGCCGTACGGCCTTCCGTTTCTCAAACACATACGCCTCATACGGCCACATTCGGTACACCTTCCGTGCGTCCTTCCCGGTGTTTCGCTCTGCCCTCCAGCCCAGCAGCACGAATTTTTCTCCCAGCTGCCACGGCTCGCAGAAATATACATTGTCGTCGATCCCGTATTTCGAAATTGCCCCGATGTGCCTTACCGTCACCCGCGCTCCGCACAGCGGGCATGGAATGCTGTCTCCGGTCGCGGCCACCGTGTTTCCGTCCAAAAATCCGAACGGCGCCTTCCATGGTGCACATTGATCCGCATCGTGTACCTTCTTCGCAAACCAGCTCCCGCCGCAGGCCGAGCAGGTGACGGACACGCCGTTTTCCTTGATGCCCGTCAGCGGATCTCGCCACCATGCGTCGCGGTAGATCGCGTATTCCTCCTTGAATTTTTCACGGATGCACCATTCCAGCGCGCCCTCTGACGGCTGCCTTGGCAGCAGCTCCTCGTAACACATTTGCTCCGCCATCAGAAAAACGCCTCCAGATCGATCACGTCGTCCGCCGGCTTTTCCGTCTGCTCCTGATTCGGAGCCTTCCGCGTCTCCGGCAGCCCGAAGTATTCCCGGATGATCATTTCACCCTCCATACCCGTGCAGCATCCGCCGTGCCCGCGTGCAAACTCGCGGATCTTCTTCTCGCACTTCTCAAGGCTCATCCCGCCGTGTGTCAGATCGTCCAGCACGAGCTTCGTCGCGTCCTCGTCCTGCGCGATCATCTCCAGCAGCTGCTCGCCGCACATCCATACCGGCCCGCGCTTGCCCTGCTGCTTGCGCACGATCTCCGTTGCCTCTTGCAAATATCGATTTCCCATGATATACTCTCCTTGTAAAGCTTTTGGCGGCCGCCTTATGGCCGCGCCCTCGTCCGGCTCCTTCCGGTCGAGGGCTTTTTTCATCCGAAAAAATCCGGCTTGCTGTGCAGCTTGTATGCCTTCGCGTTCTGGTGGTACTCCGGGTGCGAGAACTTGTACCCCCAATGCTTCGCAGCCACGAACAAGGCCGCGAGCGTGTCCGCCGCGTGCACAGTCACGGTCTGCGCCCCGTACACCACAGAAAAGTAGTTCCTTCCCGTGTATCCGTCCTGCTCCACGATCCGCGTCCTGCGCTGCCCGCCGTCGCCGGAATAGTCCACGCTATTTTGCCGCATAAAGCCTCGGCCTCCTTTGCCCCTTGATCGCATCGTTCATCTGCTTGTTTGCCCTCCGGTTCATTTCCAGCGCCGCCTTCCCTTGATGGTTCGCATCGTAGATATGATCCCGGATGGACTCATAGAGCGTCCACGTGCAGCACCTCGCGCTGCATCCTGCCGTCCTGCCCGGGCAGTCCTTCCCGCATGGCGGCGGCACCGGCCGCATCGCCGGGTCGTACCGGCGGCTCACTCCGCCTCCTCCCGGACGTGCTGGAGCCACGCCGCGAGCGTGCTCAGCCGCTTCCGGCTCTCAGCAAGCCCCTTGATGATCTCTCGGTCCGGATGCGCCATGCTGGCGAGGATCTCAATGTCCTCCGCGTCCTGCTCCGCCGCCCGCACGACCGCCTCGATCACATCCTCCAGCTGCTCCGGCCGGAACTCCACCGTGATCTTCTCACTCATAAAGCACGCTCCCGGCCACAGCCACGACCGCCGCCACCGTGCCAAAGATCAGCGCCGGGAGCTGCGCCCCGAACGCCAGCAGCACCAGTGCCATCCCGGACAAAAACGCCCCGCCGACCCAGCAGCACGTCAGCCCCTGCCGGCGTACCCTCTCGCGCCGCTCGCGCAGCTTCGCAAGCTCCGCATAGCGCATCCCAAACTCCCGCTCTCTTACGCGGCGGTGATTCCGCTCAGTGATGATCTCAATGTCTTCCATGTCAGCCCTCCCCGAAAAACTCTGCAAATTTCGTAGCGTTATACTGGCCTTTTGTCACCTCGATCATCTCGCGCACGGTGTAGGCTTCCTGCAATTTGTCTCCAAGGCTTTGTGCAAACTGTTCCGTCCCGGCTCTGCACGCGCCTGTGATAATGCGATACATGGTTTTCGCATCCTCAAGCGGGATTTTCGCGTCAAGCGAAATACCCTTATACTGACCCGCACCACGCTCAGCCGCCTTTTTGAATGCAATATCTGCAATTCCATCGCGGAGCGTTTCGCAGTGCGCATAAAGCTTTCCGTCGCTTACGACGTTACGATTCTTGATTTTCCCAACATACAATGTGTACTCGCCAACCCGGCGCTTTTTGGAAACATGTGTGAGAATGCCGTCACAATACAAATACCGTCCGGCAACATAATCACCATCTTGCAATGACTTGACTTTACGCCTTTCCGATGTCGTGATCTGCGTGCCGCTCAGGTCGAGCCAGCCGCCGACCGTAAGGTTGTCCGGCAGGGATGTGATCTTCGTGCCGCGCAGGTCGAGACTGCCGCCGACCGTAAGATTATCCGGCAGGGACGTGATCTGCGTGCCGCGCAGGTCGAGACTGCCGCCTACCGTAAGATTATCCGGCAGGGACGTGATCTGCGTGCCGCTCAGGTCGAGCCAGCCGCCTACCGTAAGATTATCCGGCAGGGACGTGATCTGCGTTCCGCTCAGGTCGAGCCAGCCGCCGACCGTAAGGTTGTCCGGCAAAGATGTGATCTGCGTGCCGCTCAGGTCGAGCCAGCCGCCGACCGTAAGGTTGTCCGGCAAAGATGTGATCTGCGTGCTGCGCAGGTAGAGACTGCCGCCGACCGTAAGGTTGTCCGGCAAAGATGTGATCTGCGTGCCGCGCAGGTCGAGCCAGCCGCCGACCGTAAGGTTGTCCGGCAAAGATGTGATCTGCGTGCCGCGCAGGTAGAGATTGCCGCCGTCACGCTCCATAATTTTTTTCGCCTGTTCAAGCGAAAGCTTCCCATTAAGTTTCACGCGTTTCTTCCTCCTAACGCTCTATCGCTTAATCCTCAATACGGATATGTGATCGTCTCCCGCACCCGCTCAATGGGGATGGACAGCCCGCGCATCAGGCGCAGCGCCTTGTCCATGTACGCGGTGGGGGAGTCGAACACCTTGTAAAGCGTGTTCACGCAGCACCCGGCGTACCGGCTGGCCTTCTCCACGCTGACATTCTGTGCGGCCATCTCGCCGCGGATCATCGCCGTCAGGCGATAGTCCGTCGAGCGCTCGACCTTCATCTTCGGCATGTGTTTACGCCTCCTTCCGTTCCGCCTGCATCAGCTTTGCCGCCGTTGCCATACCCTGCATATATGTGATCATTACCTCGATCTGCTGCGGATTCATATGCTTCATCTCGTGCAGCACGCCGTCGATCTTCTTCTTCTGTTCCTCGGACATATTCTCACCCCCTTGACGCCTCCCTTCCGTATGCTAAAATACGGTTGAAGGGAGGTAATTTCATGCCTGATAATTTCTACACGCTCGACCCCGTAGACCAGCAGATCGCGCTGGCCTACGCCCAGGGCAAATTCTGCGACTGGCTCTCGCAGAATCGCCACGCGGATTTCCCGGCGCGGAAAGCCGAATTTCTAAAGTGCCTCGAAGAAGGCATCACGGTTGCGCTTGACCTCTGCCATCGTTAACACATGGAGCGCTCCGGTCAGACCGGCCCACCAGCGGATATAATCGATTGCAGCATCGAATTCTTCCGCGCTGACATCCAGCTCTGCGGCTGCGTCCATCAGCCGCAGAGCTAACTCATACGCGCGCGGATTTCTGTTCTTTGCGCATTTCTCGTAATTGGTCAGCCCCGGCGTCGGCTTTGTGTAATCCATTCCTCTCACCTTCTTCCTTGACACCTTCCCTCCGTATGGTAAAATACGGTCGAAGGGAGGTGATTTTATGACAAAAGCTGAAATTGCAATGCAGTTGACAATTGCCATGCTCGACAAGAAACTGCCATACAATGCAAACAGCAATGCGGAAATGGGGGCAGCCATTGCAGAGATCTATAACGCGATCTACAAAAGTATCTGCCCCCACCCGGAGCACTAATTCTTCAGCTCATGCAGCACATGCACGAGGATGTGGATTTTGCTGATCGCGTCCTCGAGCGCTCCTCCGCACATACCGTCCTGTGCCAGCAGCTCCACCTGCTCGCGCAGGGCGGTTTCCGTTGCGGTTTTCAGTGTCTTTTCCTCCATGCCTCCCACCCCCTTCCAATCGACATTTCTTTTCTCGGTTACGTCCTCTGTAACTTCTAATTCATTCCTCGGTTATACGTTAGCATACCTCAGAACCGTTGTCAAGCATTATTTCATTTCTGGGTTATGTTTCTTCTTGACATTTTATTTCCGGCGTGTTACCTTGTGGATAGAAGGTGGTGAAAAGTGTGAGCACAATCAATGATCGAATCGCTTATTTAATCAAAGATCTCGGCATTACAAAAACAAAATTTGCCGAAACCATCAATTTAAGTCAGCCGTTCGTCTCCGCTATTTGTTCTGGCTCAAAGGTGCCGAGCGACCGCACGATTGCAGACATCTGCCGCGAGTTCAACGTATCTCTTGCATGGCTGGAGACCGGAGAAGGGGAGATGTACGTCCAGCGCAGTGAGAACGAGCGCATGGCCCTGATGTTTGCCGACGTTCTGGCCGAGGCCGACGAATCCACCCGCAAGCGCTGCATTGCTGCGGCAATGGAAATGCCCCCTGAGTTCTGGGATAACATCTATGAGTACGCGAAAAAAATCACCGGAAGCGAATGACCGCTTCCGGTGATTTCTTATCGAAGGATCTTTTCTGCCAGCCGCAGCAGCAGCCAGACCTGCTCATCAGTCGCCCGCTCAAGGATGTTTTTCAGTCTTTCTCTTGCCTTTTCCATCATTTCCTCCCTTTCTCAACAAAAACGCCGTTCATTTTTCGTTCATATTTCCGGATTGCACCCTCCCGAAAATATGTCTATACTGTAAATATAAATTTCTTTTGGAGTGTTTCAAATGAATCTGGTTATGAATTCAAACAAACGCGTTTTGGAGTATACTAGCAAAGCCTACCATTGCATAATGCATGATGAAATTAATGCTCTTAGATTCGCATTAAAACAGGATGGTTTCCTCAATCGCAGGGTTTCTATTTTGTTGTCTCTATACACTTACGGGTATTGCATGGGCGTTATTGACTATGATTTATCGTTATCAGTTGGACGCCCAAAGCAATATGAGCTTACCGACCCAATGGACGCCTTGTTTGTAAAGCATTTGTCTAATTCGATTTCTGTATTCTCTGCAAACAGGTCTCAGACGCTTAATGACGTTTTACGCCGTAACAATTTCAATCGTGAATTTGTTACATATATGTTGACTGAAAAAACAGATAAAATCGAATCCCTTCAAAATGAAACGCTGGACGATGCCGCATATCGTGAAAAGTTCAGTGAAATCATAATAGATACGCATGACGCTCTTCGCTCCCATTTCCTTGAGACACTACAAATACCGTTTTATGATTTCAACCCTAAAGTCAACGTTGCTACCGTAGATGCAATTGACAATATGTTTATTCAGTCTCCCGTTGGCGACTTGCTGCACGCGGCAAGTCTTTATGTATAGTTGGTTTTTTAGGAGGTCTTGCCATGCCGCCTGTCGCCTCCGCCCCAAGGCAGCGTGCCGTGTCTGCCTCGGGGCGTTGGCTTGCAAGCGATTGGGAGCGCTTGTAGTTCAACCATACGCTTTTACCAATGGTTAAGTCCATCCCTTTTCGTGGGCTTTCACGCCCCATTTGTGTGTTTGGAGTGATTTATTTGGAAAAAATGTTGTGGCAGCTCTGCCGCGAAGCGAAGGATGCGCAGCATCTCACAAATCAGATCATCGCCGACCGTGCCGGCCTCGCCCTGAATACGGTTTCTCAATACCTGCGCGGCGAATCAAAAAGCGCCTCTGTCTACACCGTCGGCCCGATCTGCCATGCCCTCGGCATCGACATGAACGCATACTTCGGCATCTCGCCGCCCGCTCCGGAGTCCGTTTCCGAGCTGCTTCGGCTGGAAAACAAAAGCCTCCGCGTCCAGCGCGAGCAGCTGCGGAAGTCCCTGAAAATGCACCGCATCACCACCCTTGTCCTGCTCGGCATCGTCGCGCTTTGCGCTTTTGCTCTGGTGGTGGATATCCTGAGTCCCACCGTCGGCTGGTTCCGTGCATAAGAAATAGCCGCCCCGGCATGTCGCCGGAGCGGTATTCTGTATCCTTTTGGAGGTGTCCCAATGAAAGTCCCCGAGCCTCGAAAGTTAAAATCCGGCACATGGTTCATCCAGCTCCGCCTCGGCGGCGAGAGCATCCCCGTCTCCGCCCTCACCCGCTCCGACTGCATCAAGCAGGCGCAGCTTATCAAAGCCCAGCACCGCGCCGACATCCACGACAGCAAATACAGAACGGATAAGACTGTCCGCGACCTCATGGCCGACTACATTGATAGCATCCGCAAAACAGCATCGCCCTCCACAGTCCGCGGCTACGCGACGATCCGCGACCACCGTTTTGTGAGCATCGCGGACAAGCCTGCCTCAAAAATAAAAAACTGGCAGCGCGTGATCGACGTAGAAGCCGACCTCACATCTGCCAAGACGTTAAAAAATGCGTGGAGTTTTTTGCGTACATCTATGCGTTATGCCGGAATGACGCCGCCGGACGTGCGCCTTCCGCAGCTTGTTCCGGCTGACCCTTCGTGGCTGGAGCCAGACGAAGTGCTTCGCTTCGTTGATCTTGTTCACGGCAAGTCGTTCGAGGTTGCCGCGCTGCTTGCGCTGCACGGCCTTCGCCGCTCCGAGATCCTCGCTATGACATTTGGCAAAATCGATCTGTCTGCAAACACCATTTCCGTCCACGGCGCTGCCGTTATGGGCGAGGACAATGTGCTCGTCCATAAGCCAACCAACAAAAACGCCTCCTCGCGCCGCACTGTCCCGATCATGATTCCGGCTCTTGCCGATGCGATCCGCAACACAGCCCCGCACCAGCCGGATGCCCTTGTCTATCCCTTTCACGCCAACACGCTCCGTATTCAGATCAACCAGCTCTGCCGCGACAACGATCTCCCGCAGGTCGGCGTACATGGCCTTCGCCACAGCTTCGCCTCCCTTGCGTACTATCTCGGCCTGCCGGAGCAGGAAACGATGGAGCTCGGCGGCTGGGCTGACTATCAAACGATGCACAAGATTTACACGCACCTTGCCGCCGCTGCCAGGCTCAAAAGCCAGAACAAAATGGCCGCCTTTTTCGGAGCAAATGCTAACCAAGATGCTAACAAAAACAAAAACGCCTGAATTCTCAATGCTTTTGCCTATCGTCTTTCGGGTTCGAGTCCCGCCATCAGCACCAAAAACAGAAAACCCGCAATCCATTGAGATTGCGGGTTTTCCCTTATATATCAATGCTTCCCGGCATTTTTGACATTGCACGAACGCATAATTTATTGCACATTTACGCAAGTGTTTTTGCATTAACGAAACACAAAACGCTAACTAAAAATGCTAACGCCCGCGCTCCACGATCCCCCTATAATACGCGCACAGTTTTTCCTCCGGACCGGGGCCGTCCTTGTCCATGAGAAACGCCTCTGCCAGGGCTGCGTAGAACTCCGGGCGATTCACACCGAAGTCCACGGCGACGCCGTAGTAATCGGAGTACATCATGTTCATTGCCACGCCCCACGCCCAGCGGGGAACATCACGCCCGATGCCGCGCGCATCCGCAACGGCGGAAGTCTGTTCCATCGTCCAGTGCGGGCCGGTCGAGCCGTCGGCATTCTGCATATGCTCGGCCCAGTGCATGGCCGTTTCTCGGTCAAACGCTGCCGCATCCGGCTCGTCTGCGCGGCAGTCCAGCTTTTCCAGCCTGCGGATCGTCTTCGCGTACAGGCCGACTTCCTCCGCGCTGCCCAGCGTCACAGGTTTCTCCATGGACTCGTGCAGTTTCGTGTAAAGTTTTTCGACATATTCTTTCATCGTGTCATGCCTCCTGGATATACCGGTAGAGTTTATCGACGTCATTCTGGTCAAACCGCATATCGCCCAGCAGCGGGACGGATACGGTCAGTTTGTTCTCAAAGCGTGGCCGAGCCGCGTTATAGAGCTTGTCGAGGTCAATGTTCCCGGCGTCGTCGAAGATCTGCATCATCTTTACCGTCGGATTTTCGCGCAGCGCGAGGATCTTCTCGCGGCTGCCCTCCATGATGAGGGCTAGCATGATCCCGGCCCCGATGCCCTTGCCGCCCGGCAGGTGTGGAATGACCTCATTGTCCGCGTAGCGCATCGCGCCGCGCATGGCCTGATCTATCGTCACTGTCATTGCAGGTTTCCTCCTTTAACGATGGGGCGGCGATTGCCGCCCCTTTTGCTTAGCTGTTGCAGCACCCGCCGCACTTCGGGATCGGGTTGTAGAGCGTCTGCGCCGTGGTCGCGGTGCCTGTGGTGACGTCTGCGACCTGCTTGGGATAAAAAGTCGCGTTGACGTAGGTGATGATGGCGTTGTCGCCGCAGCAGCGGCGCTCGGCCTCCATCTTGATCGCATCAAGCGCTTCCTTGCGGACGGACTCGACGTCCTGCTTTACCAGCGTGAAGCTGTCCTCGGTACGCTGGTTGTGGACGGCCTGCTTGCACAGCGCCTCACGGACGTCCTTGAGCTGCCTGTCGATATAACCGTACACCTCCAGCATCTTGCCGTCGTTGTACGTGTTGGCCTTGAGCAGCGCGATCTCGCTGTCCTTCGCGGCCAGCTTCTGCTCCCGTTCGAGATCATAGCGCGTGACCGGCATATTCTCGCTGCACGTCGGCTCCTGCTGCCGTGCGGCGAGCATGGCGGCGACCGTCATGGCAGGCGTAACTGCTGCAACGACGTCAGCGGCTGCCGGCTTGTTGTTCTGTCCGATTCCGCCCAGCAGATTGCCGAGCCCGCCGTTTGCCAGACTCATCGCGGCGCCGCCGATGCCAAAGCCCAGCGCAGTCCCCGCGAGTCCCTTGCTTGCGTATTCCATAAATAGTTCCTCCGAATCAAAAAGTAAGCTGGCCAGCTCCTATCCTCATTATGCGCCAGCCGGAAAATCTAAGGGATGCATTTGTGTGCGTTTGTGCTGTATTTGTGTGCGATTCCGATAAGTTATATTTCCGTGTCGTTCCATGTCGTAAAAAAAGTTTCGATTCCGCTTGATTTTCATCTACAACATGCTATACTAAGGGTGCAGAGAGATCTGCATATATAAAGTGACGAACACTGCCTGTTCATCACCGCCCATCAAAGCGGAAAACCCTTGCCGTTAAGTAGGGAATGAAAAAAGCGGAAAACCCTTGCCGTTAAGTAGGGAATGAAAAAAGCGGAAAACCCTTGCCGTTAAGTAGGGAATGAAAAAATTGCATGGGCAATCAAAAGCGGGACGGCGTACACTGTCCCGCTTTTACTTTGCAAGAAAGGTCGAAACATGGAAAAACTGAGCATTTGAAGCCCGAGGCATAATGCCCCGGGCTTTTGCTATACGATATTCAGCCTTTTGGCCGTCCTGCGCGCCTCGTTTATGCCGTGTACAAGTCTCCGCGAGATCGTAGACCGGTCCATGTGCATCTCCGCCGCGATCTCGATCTGCGGCAGCCTGTCCATGACGTACATCCGCATGATCTGCCGATCTTCCCGGCCAAGCATCGCCTGCCCAAGGACGCGCTCCCAATCGCCCGCCAGTAAGGTTTGCAGCTCCACTGGTAGATTTACGCGCCCTCTTGCCATTCGCGCCTCCTTTCGGCGCGCAGGACGGCGCAGGCTTACTTCGTTTCCAGCACCGCGATACTGCCCTTGTTCGACACCTTCAAGTCGAGCGCTGCGGCGATGTCGCGCACCTTGACATAGTTCGTGCCGTCCTTGAGGATGCGTTCCACGGCGACCTCTTTGCCGTCCACGATCATTTTCGACTTTTCAACCACTTCATCATCGATCCTTTCCTTAAATCTCGCCCACTGCACGTTGCCGGACGTGTTGTAGTGGGTGTTAATATCGTCCCCGACGAAGGGACGCGGGCACATCTTGCCCGACACGTCGTAATGCCGGATGACGTTCTCTGCGGGGATGTTGTACTGCCTCATGAGCCGCCGGATGAGCCACACGGCGTTTTCAAGCGTCTCCTCATCGAAGTACCAGTCCGTATCATACGCGCCCAGACGCGCCTTGTTGACCTTCCTCGGGCGCACCTCCACGCCGATGGAATTCCAGTTGCGGCACTCCGGGTGCTTCTGTCCGTCTCCGCAGTGCCACGCAATGTCGGACTCCTTCACGCAGCGGTAGATGTTCCCCTCGTCAACGGCATAGTGGGCGCTGGCTCTGGCCTGCGGATTCTTGAACCACTCGGCCACGCTGGCCGCCGTGCCGAGCGCCCCGAAATAATGTACAACGATAAACTTCGGGCAGCAACCGCCCTTGCTGTGGTTGCAGCTCGTCAGAGCGTCCTTAATTACCGGCATCTCCCGCACCGTCCTTTCCGTCCACCGCATCCTGCATCTTCTGGCTCTGCGTTCCGAAATAGAACGCGATGATGACCGCGTAGATGGTCATGAAGTCCTGCGAGATTTTGCCAACGACCGCCATGTAGGCGAACACGCCCGTCAGCACCAGCGTCACCAGCGACTTCACGCTCAGCAGATTCCCCAGCCGTTTCTTGATATTATCCATCGTATGTCCCTCCATCTTCTTTGTCGTTCGGTTTTGCAAATACACGTTTTACAAGCAGGAGCAGCAGCTCCCCGCCGAAGGCCGCGCCCGCGAATACCAGCACGTCCGAAAGGTCGCACGTCCGGTCGAGCAGCAGCGCCGCCGTCTTGACGACCATCGCCCACGCGAGCGCCGCCGTCAGCGCCCAGATGCAGTAGTATACCAGCTCCCGCGCCATCTTGCCCTTGGTCACGCGCGACTTCTTCACGATCTTCGGCATTTCATCCACCCACCCCCAGCTTCGCCAGCGCAAAGCCGATCAGCCCCGCGATGAGCGCGGCAATGACGCCCTTCACGACCGCCTCCCAGCGGCTTCCCGGCAGCGCCTTGAGGCTTTTCACGTCGGCCTTGATCTCGTTCACGTTTTCCTCGATCGTCTCCTGCTTGGTGGCCAGAACCTCCACCGAGGTCGCCAGCTGATGCAGCGCCTTGTTGTCTGCCTCCAGCTCGTCGATCCTGTGCGAGTTGCTCTTGCATCGCGCCTCCACGGAGGCGATCTGCGCCTGAATCCCGTCTTCCATCTTGTGCTCCTTTCTCGCGGGCATTGCCCGTCATGTGATTTCTTCGTCCAGTGTTACGACCAGATCCGCGCCCTTGCCCTTGGCGGACACACGGAAATACTTCGCCCCCTGCGGCGGTGCAACATTCTCGTCCGTAGAAAATGCCGCAGCGGCGTTCGGGTCCTCCACCTTGGTCGGGTAATAGATGCTGTTCCCGAGCTGATTGTAGCCAAGTACGTTTCCCTTCAGCGAAAAGTCGGCATTGTACCACGCCAGCCTTGCGCCATATTCGTTCCATGCAATGCCGTCGCCACCAATGCGATAAATATGAACCGCGCCGCCGTCAAACGGGATAAAGCCGGTGGTCGTGAAATGGCTGTCTGCCGACAATACGCCGCTGGAGCTGAGCATCTGCCCATCCGTATACGGCGCAGAGGCCCCGCTCGTGTCCACAGCGGTCGGGACAAGGTTATGATACGATACAACCTTTGCCGCCTTCGCCGTAATGACCACGTCGCCCGTGACCTTCGCGATGCGGATGACACCGGAGCTTTCCGTGTAGGCGGAGGCCGTGATGTCCACGCCGCCCATCGTGACCGAGACCGTCTCCATCGTGTAGCCGCTCACCGCCGAAAGCGCCGCCGTATATTCCGTGCCGTCCTCGGCAGCGACTGCGTCATTGCTCGTCGTCACATGCGTCAGCGTGTTCGTGATGCTGTGATAGACCGTTGCCGCGTACCCGATGGTTCTGTCCGTTCCTGCGCCGTAGCAGAACGAATAGATCACCTGCTCAGACGGATTGATGACGTTGATATTAAAGGCCGTGTCCTTGCCCGTTCCGGCCGTCTTGTCGTAGGCCGCGGGATCGCCGAATGAGATTCCGTACATGGTGACGACGCCGGAGTTGTTTCTGTAAAAACAGGCGTTCGGCGTGCACATCCGCCATGCGTCAAACTGTGTGCCTTTTCCGTTTTCCACGCTGTGGAGCTTTCCGAACTGGAAGCAGTGATTGTGCCCGTGGACATTTGCGATGAACGTCGCCGCGTTTTTCCCGCGAAAATTCACCCGCTCTCCGCCGACCGAGGCCACATCTCCATTCACATATGCCTTTACGATGTTTCCCGCGGGATACGCGCCGCCCAGATCGAGCGGATAGTGCGCCAGCACGAGGATGCCCCACTTGGCGGCATCGGCCTTGCCTCCCACATCGCTCAGCGTCTCCGCAAACCACATCAGCTGCGCATCGGAGAAGATTTTCGGAGCACTTGCGCCTCCCGTCGTCTCGCCCTCGCATGCGTTCAGACAGATCACGCGCAGCCTTCTGTCCGGAAAGTCCCGATAGCAGTAGCCGTATTCCGCGCTTCCGTAGACCGCGCCCTCGTTGTATTTCCCGATGTTGTTTTTCAGGAATGCCGCGCCGACAAGCGTGCTGTACTCTCCGGTGTCGTGGTTTCCGACCGTTCGGAACTGCGGCACATCGCGCCATGCCTCACCGAGCCAGCCGTTGATCTCGTCAAACTGTGCCTGCATCAGTTCGGTCGTGGTCTTTGCGTTTCCAAACGTCACATCACCGAGCATACACGCAAAATCGAGCCTCGGCAGGCTGTACGCCAGCACCTTGAGCGCCATACAGGCGTGCAGATTTCCGGCGTTGATGTTCGTCTGCCAGCCGTCCGTCTGTGGCCCGGCGTGGTGAAAGTCGGAGACCGCCGCAAATACGATGCTGTCGTCTTTCAGCACTGCCTTGACCTTCTCCGCCACCGAAAGCGCCTCCGCCTTCACATAGTCCGGAATCTCCGCGTGCTGTATGCCTTCTGCGGCGGCGGTTTCCACACGCACGACCTTGCCGCCGACCACAAGAGGCTTGCCGTCTTTGTAAACCGTTTTAAGCATCGCCCACCTCCACTCCATAACGCTTGAGCATCGCGGCAACAGCCGCATTTCTAAGCAGCTTCTTCCGCTGTCCCTGATTCAGCGCATCCACGATGGTTTGAAGCGCGTTTTTGATCTCCGCATTGTACGCGATAACGCGCTCTCTCAGCTCGCTCATGCCGTCACCCCCGATATCAGTGCCTCGATTGCCTCGCGCAGCTCGGCGTTATCCTGCTCCAGCGCGGCAATGCGTTCCTCGGGCGATGGTTCAGGCGCGGGCATTTCGGGCGGCGAAACTTGCATCTCTTTAATCTCCTCTGCCGTCAATTCGCGATATACTCCGTTTTCACATATTTTCACATCATTCCCTCCCGTAAAATTTTAACGATGTGCCAGCCTTAAAAACTCCGCTTTTGCCATTCGACCACGGCGCAATCGCAAAAACAGTTAACGGATTTCCAATGCCTTGAAATGCAATTACCGAGTCATTGCGTAAAGACGAGGCTCCGAAAAATGGTGTGTTATAGTCCATTATTGTGTTGTACGGATTGTGTTGCGTTCGACAAAAAACGCATTCCGGAAGCACTTCAATGTACGATGCAAGGCGTTCTGCTTCAGTTTCAGCAGCGTTGAGAACTCCCCCAAGGCTAAGTGTGGGATTTCCGTATCCGATTTTACCGTTTAACGATAGCGTCAGGGTTTTGTTTACTGTGTCGCACTTTACCTCCCCAAAAATCGCCAGCTCACGAATCGAAAACGAGTCGCCCGCCGAGGTTTTATCGATTTTAATAATCGCAGAATCCTCCGCAAGTGTGATGTCCGCCAGCAACGCCCAATCGCTCGACACCACAGGGCTTCCACCGCCCCCCGCCATATCCACCGGCTCCCACTTGGTCGGCTTGCCTTGCGTGTCCACCGCCGTGATCTTGGCGATTTGTCCGGGCGTTGCGCCAGTGATGCCGAGGGATACAGGCTCGTCGCCAAGCTCCGCCTGTACGCCGCCTGCAACAACCTCCCCTGCAATCTCCGACTTGTCCGCAGTCGTCAGCGTGTAGCTGTCGCCCTTGGGGCCAACATCGCCCTGTGGGCCAGCATCACCCTTCGGCCCTTGTGCACCGTTCATTACGTTTGCGGATGTCGTGCCGTTCCTATCCTTGATGATGATCTTCGCGCCGCCATTGATCTGCGTGACCGTCGCTTCCGGGCTGTATCCGTCGCTGCCGTCTTTGCCCGGCGCGCCGTCCGCACCCTTTGCACCGGGATCGCCCTTTTCACCGCGGGATGGCTTGTTCGTATCCGTATCACCAAGATACCAGTTCCCGTTTGCTCCGATCGTCGGCGTGAGTCCGTCCTTTCCGGCAGGGCCGGTCGCTCCGCCACCGCCGCCCTCCGGCACGACGTACCGGTCTTCCAGCCCGGGGAATTGGATCGATCTTAATTCTTTTTCTGCCATGTATTCCACCTCACCTTCCGTATACCGACACAACGAGCGGTCCTGAGAACTTCGTGCCCTGTAGCGAGCTCATGATGATGATCTCATCCTGTCCGACCGAACAGCTCAGGTTTTCATTGTATGTCACGATTGCCTGGAACCCGTTGTGTGACGCCTGCTTGACAAGGCTTTTACCATCTAACCAGAAAGCGGCGAGCACGACACCGCTCTCCGTGACCTCCTCCAGCTTTGTCCCGCTGAGTACGCTGCACTCAAGTATGCTTGTAACGCCGTCCGTGTTTGGTATTCGCAGCCCGTTTCCGCCGCCTCCTTGCATGACGAACCTCATGAATTTAATCATATTTTTGATCGGCTCGACGTGCACGGACGAGAATCCGATATTATCTCCTGACGGCGTGATGTTCTGCTCTGTGTCTTTCGGCGTCACGCTGCACGCCTGAAGCTTCGCGCCCTCCACCGTCACTGTGCCGAGCCCGTAACACGCGGCATCCGTCTTGCTGATGGTCTGCCTGCTTGTCGTCGGCTTTACCGTCCTGTCTTGCAGCCTTGCCGCTTTGATCGTCATGTCGCTTGCAAGATAGCGCCGGCCTTTGATGGTCGTCGGCATCGCGGACGGCGCAACCTCCCACCCGCTGAAGCTCTCGATCGCCCCCGTAAACTTGCCTCCCGCTCCGTATGCGGTGTATCCCGCAAGCATCTGTTCTGCGCCGCCCGTTGCGTCCGCCGTGTTTGTCCCTACGTTGATTCCATCCACGGCCTGTGTCAGCTCGTCGATCGTCTTTTTCCCGCTCACCCCGGCTTTTCTGCGCACGGCATCTGCCAGTGTCTCCAGCTTCGCCTTTGTAACAACTACCTTCGCCATCAATACGCCTCCGTGTCTCCATTAGGCAGCGCTGCCAGCACCGCCTGCACAAGCTCCTCCTTGTCTGCCTGCGTAAAATAATCCGTCCCCTTCACCGGCGTTTTTCCGTTCGTTCCCGCAGGCCCTTGCTGCCCATTCGCTCCGGCAGGCCCTTTGATGTTCACGGGCTCCGGATTCACGAGCCCGCCGTCGTTCGTCCAGCTGATAACGCCCTCCGCGCTGACGGACGGCGTGAACGTGTATCCGTTCTGCCCGCTCGTTCCGGTTCCCTCGGTCGTCAGCGCCCGGATGATGATGTTTCCGTTCCCATCGTCCTCGACGACTGTCTGGAAACTGTCTCCCTTCGGGCCTGGCTGCCCGCGCGGGCCGGTCTCGCCGTCCTTCCCGTCTGCTCCGTCTCGTCCGGCCGGCCCCTGCGGTCCGGCTTCTCCCCTTGGCCCTGCCGGGCCTCGGATGTCTCCGAGATCGATCTTCGCCCCGTCCGTCAGCGTAAAGATCAGATGCCCCGCGTCCGATACCTCCACGGCCTGTATGCCGCGCGAGATCAGCCCGTGGATCGTCACCATCACGCTTTCCGGGATCTCGATTTTCATACCCTCGCCTCCTTACTCCACGCGCGCGACATTCCCGCTTGCGAGCGTGGTTTTGTCTCCGTGCGTGTACAAAATGTCGTATCGGTACAGCCCCCGCGGGAACTTCGCGCTGACGTCCTCCGTGAAGTCGAGCGTCACCGTGTTTCCCACAATGCCGGAAAACACGAACTGCTGCACCTGCGCCCGCATCCGGTCGTAGAACGTGATCTTCACGCTGTCCGACGCGCCGACCGTGACGGCCGCGCCGTCCTGGTCCTCCAGCTCCAGCCGGAGGCGGAGGGAGAACGTGTCTCCCTCATACCAGCAAATACACCCGTTCGCAATGCGCGGGCTGACCCGCGCCGCCGGGATCACATTGCTTGCGCTCACTTCTGTGCCTCCTCCCATTTCTTGATCTTGTTTTCCGCTTCCTTCTTGGAAAGCCCGCTCGCCATGAACGCGTTTCGCAGGTATCCCTTGAGCCGCGCCTTCCCGGCTTTGTCTGCCGCAAGATATTCCTCGCGGAACATCTCCGTGATTGCCGCGCGGATCTCCTTCTGCTCATATCCTGCCTTCTCCAGCTCCTTGAGCGTGCTGCGCAGTTCCTTTCCGGTCGAAACGGCCTTGTACAGCCTGTCGTGGTTTTCCGTCCACGGCTCAAACCCGGTCATCGTGTAGCTGTCCGCAGCAAGCGCCGTCTTCTGCTCCGGCGTCAGATCGAGGCCATCGATCAGCTGGAGCGTCTCGTCCTTCACGCTTCCGGAGATCGTCTTGCCGTCGGCGTCCTTCTCGCCGGTCACCCCGGCAGCCGCCTGAATGTATCTCAGATACTCTCCAACGTCCGCGCCGGCTTCCAGCAGCTTGTCGATCTGTGCCCGCTCCTTGTCGCTCGCCATCATGTTGTAGTAGTACAGCACCTTCCCGCTGTCCTCAATGTCAAAGGACAGAAGCATCTGCATCTTGAGGTCCTTCGCTGTCGCGTCGTCGGTCTTCTTGATCTTGGACATGGCCTTGATGAGCTCATAGCTGTCTCTCTGGTCAACGCCACCGGCGCGCATCGCCTCATACGTCTGCGTGGCCTTCTCGCTCAGTGCGCCGAAGCCCGCCTCGACCCAGGCCTGCGCCTCCGGCGTCGCGCTCTTGCCGAACAGCATCGTCCGTGCGACTGCGCTCGCCATGTCGCCCTTCCGATCGGTGTAGATCGGATACTGGAGCCGCCCGTCCGCCGTATAGCTGCCCTGCCGCTTCAGGGCGCTGAGGCCCTGCCAGACCTTCTTGATCTGGCCGCCGCCGAACGGCAGCAGCCAGTATGCCGCCGGGTTGACCAGCTCCTTCCCGACCCTTGCCAGCTTTTCCTCGTCCGTCGCGGTCTCCGAGTTCAGCGCTGATTTGATATTCCCAAGGTCCGGGAAAGAACTTCCGAACGGCAGCTTTCCACCGTCAATTTCGAGTCCGACAAGGTTCAGTGCTGCCGTTGCCGGGAGTTCGCTCAGCACGTTTTCTGCAAGGTTTCCTGCGCTTCTAATCGCGCTCTCCTGCTCCGACTCCTTGATGAGTCCGCCGCCGGCCGCCGCGTCCACCAGATTATTCAGCTCATACCCCGTCAGATCGCCCACCGTGTCGTTGACGATCCCCAGCGGATCGAGCATCGGGCGCCTGCCGATGAGGTACTCGTATACCTCGTTGTACAGGTAGCCCCCGATCAGGAACTTGAACAGCGCCCACGCCAGATATCGGACGCCCTTCTTCCGCTGCTCGCGCGGCAGATCCTTGAAGAGATACGAAAACGTGTTGTTTACCTCCAGCTGAAACTGCGTGAGCATTTTCATAAGCGGGTTTCGCGACTCAAAGATCGTAGGCATCGCGCCCTTCGAGCGGTCTGCCATCACGTTGGCCGCGAAATCGTCCGCCTCGCGCATCGCCGCCTCCTCGCTCATGCCGCGTTCGATGTTCTCCATATACCGTGCCCGGACAATGGTTCCCGCAGAAAACTGGTCGATCCACTCCATGGGTGTAGACAGGAATGTGCTTGCGCTCTGCTGCCATGTGCGGACCAGCGGGTCGCTTCCGGCGCGGTTTGTAAGGAAGTCGCTCGCTTCCACAAGTCCGTCGTTCGTCTTGATGTTTGCCAGCGTCTGCCACATCCCCTTGAGCACGGAGATCGTCTTGAGCTGCGCCCCCGCCTGCGTGATTACGCCGAAGTTCGTCAGCCACGACGCCGGGTTGACCGCGACCATGTTCGCCGCCACCCTGTTCTGCCATGCCCTCATGAAATTGTAGAGTTTGCGCCCGCCCAGATGCTCCATGCTTCGGTCATACTTGCTCTTCTTGTTCGCCAGCAGATTTGTGTATTCGTCCAGCTCCACCGCGAAGTTCGAAAGCGAAAAGCGCCCCTGCTTCATGATCGCCTCGATCTCCAGTTCCTTCTGGTGCTCGGTCAGATCGTCTCTTGCCCGGACGTCATCCACCCGCTCCCGCAGTCCCTCGTCCGACGTGCGGTATCGCACCTGCTGCGCAAGCGCCCGCAGATTCTGAATGACGTCCGTGTAGCAGATCACGCTGGCCGCGCCCTCCACGTACTTGTCAAAGCCCGCCACCGCGTCATACTCCGTGTTAAAGCCGATGCGCTCCAGCGCATTTCCGAAGTAGGTGATGCCCGGCTTGAAGGTGTGCGTCAGGCCGCTGATGGTCGTCGGCAGTGCTGTCACCTCCGCGTCAATGCCGAGCGCCTTTCCCATCAGCCCCAGAATGCCGTCCGTCGTCCCCGGCTGGAAGTGGGGGAAATAGCCCTGCCGGTAGTTGATCGGCTCATAGCCGTTGCGGATGCGCACGTCGTTCATCTGCTCAAATAGCCCGTCATAGATCTTCCGGAACGTCTCCACGGCGTTTTCGATCTTCGCCCTGTCCAGCCCCGGACTCGTGGCCCACAGATCCAGCACGATCTGCCGCCATTCGTTGAGCGTCTTTCCGTCCCGGTCCTTTGCCCTCGGGTGCTGCTCCAGATATCGTATGTTGTCCTGTGCCTCTCCCA